TGGCACAAACTTCGCAGAGATGGCATTCAGCATCGAGAAGATTTCTGTCACAGCTAAATCTAGAGCTCTTAAAGCAGAATACTCAATGGAACTTGCTCAAGACTTGAAAGCTATTCATGGTCTTGACGCTGAGACAGAACTTGCTAACATTCTTTCTACAGAAATCTTAGCTGAGATCAATAGAGAAATCGTAAGAACAGTTAACCTTGTTGCTGTACCTGGTGCACAACAAAACGTTTCTTCCGGTGGTACTTTTGACTTAGACGTTGATTCTAACGGTAGATGGATGGTTGAGAAGTTCAAAGGTCTTATGTTCCAAATCGAGAGAGAAGCTAATGAGATTGCAAGAGGAACAAGAAGAGGAAAAGGTAACATCATGTTATGTTCTTCTGACGTTGCTTCTGCACTTCAAATGGCTGGTGTATTAGATTACACTCCTGCTTTGAACAGCAACAACTTAGCAGTTGATGACACAGGTTCTACATTCGCTGGTGTATTAAACGGCAGAATTAGAGTCTACATTGACCCTTACTTTGCACCTTCTTCAGGTGTACATTACATGACTGTCGGTTACAAAGGCTCTAGCGCTTTTGATGCTGGTCTGTTCTATTGCCCATACGTTCCACTACAAATGGTGAGAGCGGTTGGTGAGGATACATTCCAACCTAAAATCGGCTTTAAGACTCGTTACGGCGTTGTTGAGAATCCTTTTGCAAGAGGCACAAGTGCACTTGCAGATAACGGAGCTCTTGCACAAAACCTTAACAAGTACTACAGAAGAGTGTTGGTCAACAACATCATGTAATACAACCTTAACTGGTTTTTAAGAGGGACTTCGGTCCCTCTTTTTTTTGCGTTGATTTTATATAAATAATATTGTATAGTAATATACATCGTTCATCTCTAACGAGACGGAAGTAGTCAATAGTGACGAAGGAACGCATTGTTACGTTCATCTAGTAATAGACGGAAGTAGGCAATGGTGCTGAAGGAACGCAATCTTCTATAGGAGATTGACATGACTAAATATCAAATTGCTCGTTTCAAACGTGCAGTCAAAAGGGATCTTACTAAGGAAATATTAAGCCCTAAAGCTAAGAATCATAGAATAGCTAAATCTTTTTGTCCAAGAGACGAGGAAAGATTTTTGCCTGAATATGTGACTAATAATCCTTGGTACTAACAGAAGGGGCCAATGGCCCCTTTTTACTCGTTGACTTTAAACCGCTATGGAGGTAATATAAATACTGTTATGACTGGAACTGAACCTACAACAACAAACTTTCTATCTCCTCTAGGACATAGATTTTTCATTAAGAAGATCCCGACAGTGAACTTCTTTGTACAGAATGTTGCTATTCCTTCCATAACAATGGGCGAAACACCGGTCCCTACACCTTTCACTAAAATACAGTTGCCTGGTGATCAAGCAACATATGGTGATCTAGTAATCACATTTAGAGTTGATGAAAACTTAGATAACTACATGGAACTGTATAATTGGATGAGAGCAATATTAAGGGTCGATGATTTTACAGAATCTACTGCATGGGTGAACGAGGCTAATAACCCAATGTCTGATGATCGAGTATTTAGTGACGCAACATTGACTATATTGAATAGCGCAATGAATCCTAACAAAGAAGTTACATTTACGGACTGCTTTCCTACTTCTCTATCAGATATTCCGTTCTCTACGCAGCTAGCTGATGTAGATTATGTTGAATGTACAGCTACATTCAAATACAGAAAATTTGAAATAGAGAATATATAATGAATGCAACTTGCAGAACTAACTTTTTAAAAGAAGCAAAAGAAGGAATCGTAACAGTAGAGTTCACTAAAATTGGAACTGGTGAACTACGTGTCATGCCATGCACACTAAAAGCAGATTTGATTCCTAGAGAAGCAACAGTAAAAGATATTGATCCAATGAGTGATAATTTTGTAGTATGGAGTTTGGATAAGGACGCATGGAGATCCTTTAGAGTTGACACCGTTACACAATGGTATATAGGAAATCCAGTTGAACAAGAAAGTCAAGAGAGCTGCTAAAGAAGCTACTAGCGATACCATACTAGGCACTATTATTAACTTCCCAATTAACTTTGCTATTATTTGGGTTTGTTTGTCGTTGTCTTTTAATGCATTACAGACTACAATAGCCTGTACATCAATAATGTTTTTCTTTGCTGTCATTAGAAAGACGGCAGTTAGATTATGGTTTGAAAAAAAATATGACACTAGAACAGATACAGGAACTATGGAGTAAGGACGCTCCAGTAGATAGAACTGAATTAGGCGAAGAGGCCATTAAGATACCTCAACTTCACAGTAAATATTTTAAGATTTATTCGACTGAGAGATTAATTCTCAAGAAGATGGAACTTGAAAGTAAACAATTGTGGAAAGACTTGTGGAGCTATTATCAAGGTCACATGGACTATGAGGATCTGACACAAAGAGGTTGGGATCAAATTAACAATATCATCCTAAAAGCAGACCTCAACATTCACATTGATTCTAACAAGGATTGGATCAATAACAATCTTAAGTTAGCTTATCAAAGAGAGAAGGTAGACTTCTTAGAGGCAATTATTAAATCACTTAATAATAGAGGATTCAATATCAATGCCGCAATATCATGGGAAAAATTTAAGGTAGGAATTTAATGAACGTACGTTTAGTAAGCTGGTCTCAGACGCCAGTTGAAGAGCAAGACCTATCTGCACTTGATCTGGTTGCTTTCTGTGCAAGAGTAAGTAACCCAGAGAACCAGATGAATACAGAGACTAGTGAAAGGCTAGTCAAATACTTAATTAAACACCAGCATTGGTCTCCTTTGGAGATGGTTAGTGCATGTATGGAAGTAGAAACGACACGTGACATTGCACGTCAGTTTCTTAGACACAGATCGTTCTCTTTTCAAGAGTTCAGTCAACGTTATGCAGATCCTACAAAAGATTTGGATTTTGAATTGCGTGATGCTAGATTACAAGATCCTAAGAATCGTCAAAACAGTATCGCACTTGATATGTCTGATGAATACGAAGGTGGCTTACAAGATCGTTGGTTTCAAATGCAACAACGTGTTATAGATGCCGCCACAGACGCATACAGATGGGCTGTAAGCAACGATATTGCCAAAGAGCAGGCCAGAGCAGTGCTACCAGAAGGAAACACTGTAAGCCGCTTGTATGTAAATGGTACATTGAGATCATGGATCCATTACATTCAATTACGAAGCGCTAATGGCACTCAGCTAGAGCATATGCAACTAGCGCAAGAGTGTGCAAAAGCTATTTCTAAAATATTCCCTATTGATGAACATGGAAACATTAATAGTTAGTAAAGTAAACGAAGTCTATATGTCAGTAGACTGTGATGGAGGGTCTTGTTGGGAACTTCAAGACTACTTCACATTTACAGTGCCAGGTATGCAATTCATGCCACAAGTTAGAAATAAAATGTGGGATGGAAAAATAAGATTATTCAATCCATCAACCAAACGTATTTACTCAGGGTTGTTACCTCATGTGCAAAGATTTGCATCTGAGAGAGGATATAATATAGTAATCGATCCTGCATACAATGATCAAGAATTTAGTTTAGCAGAAGCTAAAGAATTCGTTTCAACAATTGGTTTACCATTTGCGCCTCGTGATTATCAGTTGGACGCATTTGCTCATGCAGTAAAGAAAAGGCGTGCCTTGATGTTGTCACCAACAGCAAGTGGTAAATCTCTTATCATTTATATGTTATCAAAGTACTTAAACCAAAAGACTTTGATTATTGTACCAACAATATCATTAGTACAACAGATGGCTGGCGACTTTAAGTCATACGGTTATAATGAATCAATGCATTGTATAACAGCTGGTGTTGAAAAAGAAACAAATGATTTAGTAACTATTAGTACGTGGCAGTCTATTCATAAGATGCCTCGGAAATGGTTTGAGCAGTTTGATGTTGTAATAGGCGATGAGGCCCACTTATTTAAAAGCAAGTCTCTAACAAGTATTATGACAAAAACAATCAACACCAAATATAAGTTTGGGTTTACAGGAACATTAGATGGAACACAAACACACAAGTTAGTACTAGAAGGTTTGTTTGGTGCAGTAGAAAAAGTGACGACAACTGATGAACTGATAAAGAAAGGAACCCTTGCTCAATTTAAAATTAAATGTTTAGAGTTACAGTATCCAGAAGAAGTTAAACGTACTCATGCCAATGATAAATACCAAGACGAAGTAGACTTTCTAGTTCGTAACGAAGCACGTAATCGCTTCCTTAGAAATTTAGCTTTGAGTTTAAACGGCAATACCCTCTTACTGTATCAGTTTGTTGACAAACATGGTAAGCCGCTATACAATGAAATTAAGAAAAAGATTAAAGACTCTGTAGACAAAGATAGAAAAGTGTTTTTTGTCTCAGGCGAAGTCGACGGTCAAGCTAGAGAAGATATAAGAGGCATTGTAGAAAATGAAGACAATGCAATCATTGTGGCGAGCTTTGGTACTTTTAGTACTGGTGTTAACATTAAACGCCTGCACAATATTATATTCAGCTCTCCGAGTAAGTCCAGGATTAGAGTATTGCAATCTATTGGTAGAGGACTTCGAAGAGGTGACAATAAACAACAAGCCACTTTGTTTGACATTGCGGATAACCTACAATGGAAATCTAAACGAAACTTCACGTTAGAACATTTTGCAGAACGTATTAAAATGTATAACGAAGAAAAGTTTGATTACAAAATATACAAAGTGGATCTGAAAAAATGACAATAGCGTGTATCAAATTAATTAGCGGTGAAGAATTGATAGCTGATGTACAACAAGGATCCAATCCTTTAGATATCATTGTTTACAATCCTGTTGTAGTTCACAAACAACAGACAGCAATGGGTCCAATGATGACTGTATCACATTGGCTAATGTTCACAAAAGAGAACAAAGCCACTATTAATCGCAAGAACATCGTTGCCTTAGAAGTTGATTTAGAGGAGAATGCTATACAACACTACATGAAGTTTATCAATAACAAAGGGGAATTGAACCACTTGGATAACCAAGAAAAGTTAGATGAGCTTTTACACAAACTAGATGAGTTAACAGGAGAAAATGTAATAGAAACTGATACTATGAATGAACCAGAATCTAATACCACAATACACTAATGCCTAAGAAAAGATCCGAACATTACGTAGACAACAAAAAACTATATGCAGAGATGGTAGACTATCTGAATGCAGTAAAAGAAGCAGAGGAGTCTGGCGACGATAAGCCAAGAATTCCAGAGTACATTGGGGAGTGCTTGCTTAAAATTTCAACCCGTCTATCAACAAAACCTAACTTTATTAACTACACGTATCGTGATGAAATGATAAGTGATGGTATTGAAAATTGCATAAACTACTTAGAAAACTTTAAACCAGATAAGTCGGATAATCCTTTTGCATACTTTACACAGATAATTTATTATGCTTTTTTGAGAAGAATTCAAAGAGAGAAAAAGCAGCTGTATATTAAACACAAGACATTAGAAAGAAGTCTTGTGTTAGATGAATTAGCATCACATGGTGATGCTGGGGCGCAGGGTGATCAAGGAGCATATGTTAATCTAGAAACTCCTTACATGGTTGACTTTGTAGAAAACTTTGAACGAAAAGAAGAAGAAAAGAAGCAAGCAAGAAAAAAGAAAAAAGGTTTAGAGAACTTTGTTGAGGATGATAAATGAAGATAGCCTTGGTCACTGATTTACACTTCGGAGCAAGAAATGATTCAAAAAGAGTACACGACCACTTCCAAAAATTTTATGACGATGTGTTCTTTCCTGAAATCAAACGCAGGGGTATTGACACTGTTATTGATCTTGGTGATACTTTCGATCGTAGAAAATATATATCTTTCACGTCACTCAAACGAGCAAGAGAAATGTTCTTCCAACCACTTGCAGACAACGGAATCAAGATGCACTGCAT